CTGCAAGCGATTAGCACGATTAAAAGTATCATGCCTTTTCTAAACAAACCCTTAAACCCTGCCCTACTCTCTAAAGTGCCTGTTTCTGTTTTAGGACTTTTTTTGAACACTGCTGCCACTATAAGACCGCTGCTATAATCAATTGCCATAAATATAAGTAATGTCACCAACGCTGTATCCCAACCTCCAAACAGTGAAGCTACTAAAGCTCCTATAATTCCTATAAATCCTTTCATAAAGTTTAGTTCCATTTTTAAAAATCTCCTTTCATGTAAAAAGCACCCTTTTCAGAGTGCTTTATCACCTTTTATGCTTCCAATTCTGTGGTTAACGTATATGTTATTTTCATTACCAGTTCAGGTGTCTTAACAACAGGCTCAGACAGGTTGTTTATGGTAGCAAGATAGGCAGGGGCAGTATAAAGACGGTTATTGTTTATAAGCAGATGCTTTACTCCATCTATCGGATTGTAAGAGTCTTTGTTAGTAGCATTGATAGGTAAGAGTTTTTTTAATACTGTGTCATAAATATGTATTAGATTGCCTTGCCGCGCAGTTATTTTATCCATATATTTGCCAATTTCAATTACAGGTTCAGACATTTTAGTCCGCGTTTTAGTCCCTGAGGCTATGTCTATTTCATCAATATAATAAGCGTATTGTGAATTCTTATATTCGGAAACGCTAGCATACAAGACACCATCTTTTATCGTGCACCAATTCGGACCAACCCTAATGTCCGTGTCGTAAACAACTGTTTTCTTTATGCGAAGTTGTAAATCTGATGTTATTTCCCAAATATGAATACCACGCTTATTAGTTTCTCTTTTTTCATCAGCATACCCATACCACACTATGTATGATTTGTTATTATCTGTAACTATTACTGCATACATATCTGCTATTTTACCAGTCAAAGCCTTAACCTCTGTGTCAGGCAAAGAGATTTCAGCTTTTTCATACATATTTTTATTGAGAGTTGCAAATGAAGCCATGGATATTACTCCTGTTTTTGATAATGGAACATGAACTTTACCCAATACTATTTTAGCATTTTGTGTATTATATTGTATATTCCAAAAATCTTTTTTTAGCAGTATAGCAAAATTCTTCTTGTAATCAACGTATACTACCTTATCATAATCATAATCATTGAACGGAGTTACCGCCCTATCATAGACATAAGAATCATTAAACGGAATACCTCCATGTGGGAAATAATTGTCTTTAAACCTCCAGTCATCACCGTTTGTTATTCTCCTCCCTGAATGATTGCCAAAACCATAATAACCTGCCTGTGCACTAGCAAGGCATACACTGGCTATAGTTCCGTTTGCCTGCGTGGTGTCAAAAGTGTATACAAACTTTTGTACTGCCGTTTTCCCTGATACTTCATAAGTGCTTGCTTTTGCATCAAAATTTCCAAACTCAGGAACTCCTGACGAATTGGAAACTCCTGCTACAGCATTTCCAACCATTTTAACTCCATCAGGCGGCACTAGCGTTTCAGGATTTTCCTCTAATTGTTTATCAAATAAAAGCAGTCCACCCATCAGAAGCCAAGATGGCTGCTTATCTGCCATTATTCTATTTCTTTCTTTATGAAAAGTGCCAAAGCTGTAAGGGCTCTGGCTAAGTGCATGCATTACTCCGTTTGTCAACATATTTTCGTCATGATATTTCTGTACCTCTCCAGTCTTTACATTTGTGAGTTCTATATCTGTATAACCTTTCATTTGTCTACCTCTCTATTCCCAAATTCTCATTCAGCAGGACATCAAAGTCGTTAAAATCTACTCCTGATATACTTTCATTTATATCATTATTTGCAGGATGGACTTCTGCATGCTTGATGCTGTCACTAAGCTCTATAATAAATGGTTTAATTTTAATTCCTGAAATCTTTTCGTCAAAATCAAGATTTCCATAAAACTCTTTCCCTTTACTTGCTAATATTCCCTGGGCAAACAATATAGCCTTAATGCTGTATTTAGCTATTGTGCCCTTAGGCGGTGTTGTATCCACTGCCGGAGGATTATATATCCCACCCATTGCATAGCCTGTCAATGAGTTAATATTTGCCTTGTTCAGCCTAACATCGCTGGAAAAGTATTCTGCTTTGATTTTTACCGTTAAAGTCGTCTTCTCGTCTTTTTTTACCTTGAAATTGTTTGTTATGGTGATTATGTGACTGCCTCTCTCGTAATATCCGACAAGCGTTGAGGTATTAAGCAGCTTTTCATCAAGATAATAGCTTATAACCACATTACCGTCTAAGTCCATTTCAATGGGAATGGTTGCCAAAAATGTAGGGCGTATATTTGCCACCGCAATAAACTGTATTGTAATTATGTCCTGTTCTATGCCGTTTACCTCATACTCTTTAGAATTACTGTAATTCTTTACTACAAAGTCCTTTTCAGCAATCTTGCTTTCAAGTTCCTCATATGAGTTGCCGGCATCACTAGGTTTTATGTTCCGCATTTTGGGATTTCCACCCACCGCCTGTATTGAACTTTTTTCCCTATAATGCCAGTCAATATGAGTAACGATACTTTCTATATCCTCATCTTTACCATCAACATTTTTAATGACAATCTTATCGCCCAAATCTATGGCAGGATTTCCATTCATTTCAATGCTGTAAGGGGTATATTTAACATCACTAAGGACTTCAAATATATCATTTGCTATCTTCTGTTTTTCTTCCTTTTTCCCCTCAATTAAAGGAATAGAACCCATCTCAAGAGTAAGCCCATTAACAGAGGTTTTTCGCTTTGCTTTATATTTGCCTTTGCCTATAAACTTAATTTTAAGACCATCATATACTGTTATGAAGTCGCTCATTTTGGTACTTACCCTGTTGTCCCGCTCTATATCAAGGCTTACGCCCTTGCTGAACTGTCTAAATTCAAGCTTTCCCTCTCTGTTTATCGTTGCAAAACTTGCTGTTAAACTTGCTATTGCAGAAACTACATCTCTATAAGTTGGGGTTTTATCTGCATAAATGCTAAGTGATGTATTGCCGTTAACAAGGTCTTTTATGGCTCTTTCATCTTGTGCAAGTGTGACCTTACACTCCCTGCTTACAAGTTGTAAAATATCGTAAATAGAGCCGTTGGTGTCAAATTCTAGCTCATTATCCAGATTTGTCATACAGTCATAAGCCTGTATAGTCACATACCTATTATCACGCTCCGAGCTTTCAACGTAGTACACCCCTAGGGGCACTTCTTCTAATTGCCCATCAACCAGTTCTAGGAAATAACTTAGCTTTATTTCTGCCCCATAAAAGCTGTACCTGTCTATATCAGTTATTAAGGATATTCCAAGCTCACCCACAAAGACCGCGCCAAATGCAAAATCGCTTTCGCTGACACATTGATTATTTATGTAAAATGTTCCGCTCGAAATATCCTTATCAGTTATCTCTATACTTGCTCCGCCTGTAGTTTTTATGACTCCTTTCACACTGCAAATGCGAGAGGAAGCCTTTATTGCTTCCTTGTATGCTTCTGATACATTATACATATTGCCTCCTAATACTCAGTAAGAGGGAAGGAAAGCTCCCAACAGGCTACCCCTTTAGGTGCTGCCTTTAGCTTAAGTTTTCGGTTACCTGCATACATTTTTTTATTCTGTATACTACCAAAATAAAAAGATACCGTAATCGAAGTATTCTTAACCGCGTTAAGTATGGCTTTCATCTCATCATCACTTAGTGCATCCCAGCCTACCTGTATCGAATATATGGGATTATCTCCACCCCTCACCCTGTCACGGTGCATTACTCCATTCTCGTTTCTTCCGCTGTCTCCACCATCTGCATCCGTTACTTCAACCTCATACGTTGTGGGGCTTGGGGGAGTAAATCCCCCAAATTTCAACAGTGTCATTTACTTTCTCCCCTTTCTGAAACTTCTGCGTTCCTGTGCTTTTACTATAACTTCATCAAGTTTTGCACCGTTTGGGAATAGATATATTGGAATGGTAATATCGCCCATCCCAGCCGGCTGCACCTGCTTTATACTCTGCCCAAACTTTGAAAATGCATCAAGCATTGCTTTTAAGGTTACTTCATAAAGTTTATCCTCAGGAGCCACTATCTCGCCATGATGTCTGTTATCACCTATCATTGCCAGCTGTGGGGTGTTAGGCTTTACATAACCGCCTTGTGCCAACTTCGGAATCGCTATAGGATTCATTTTAGGTATGTTCATTTGGAATTTTTCGCCACCAAAGCCTGGTACCCAGTCTGGAATCTCAATTTTAAGATTGTTTAAAGCGTTTATTATTGCGTTTAAACCATTAATTACTCCGTTAGCAAGGGCTTCAATTCCACCAATCATACCATTTATAGTGCCCTTTATCCCCTTCCACATACCGTTGATTATATTAGATGTGCCATTTTTTATTTTTCCCCATATGTCAAGCCATGCTGTCTTTATTGCAGTCATGCCATTCCCAAGCTTTGTTTTAAGATTGGTTATACCGGCAGAGGCAGTATTTTTTATATTGTTCCAGCCATTGCTAAAGCCTGTTTTCAGGGCCGTAACACCTGCAGACCATCCATTTTTTATATTTGCCCATCCGTTTGCTATACCCGTTTTAATATTATTTATGCCATTTGATGCCGATGTCTTTAATTTTTCCCAAGCCTCGCTTGTTGCTGTTTTAACTGCACTCCAAGCGTTGTTCCAAGTGTTTTTAATGCCAGTTACTACATCAGAAATATTGCTCTTAAGATTATCGAAGGTTATTTTAGCGGCACTTTTTAAGTCATTCCAAGTCTTTGAAGCTCCTTCGTATAGTTCCTCCCAACCCAACGTTACTGCTGTGCTTATATCGTTCCACCACAGATCAAGTGCCTGTTTCCATGTACCATCTGCAAAAGAATCCTTTATAGTATTAAACTGTTCAGCCCAACTCATATCCAGTTTTTCGCCTGTAATAAGCTCATTCAACCACTCACCAATAGCAAAACCACCAATGGCAGCAGCAATCGAACCTACCAAGCCTGTAGCGACAACTAAGCCTATTTCTGCAAATGTACCCGCTCCAACTACTGTTGCCAAATCTGTGGTTAATATTCCTGTAATGCCACCAAGTGAAGCAAATGCGTCAGACAGTCCCTTGCCCAGAGCTTTAAGCAATACCCCTTCCAAACCTGTAAATTTAAGCAATGCAATAGCTGTGATAATTGCAGTCTCTATAGGTGCCGCGTCAAATGTTCCACTCCAAAGTTCAATAGCTGCGTTTATTACCTGCCATATCAGTTCACCAATTGACGAAAGTATCAAAACCCAATCTATGCCACGGATAAAATCACCTATCTTGTTGCCTATTTTCTTCCAATCCACTTTTTTTATGGCATCTGCAAAAAATTTGAATATCCCTGCAACCAGTTTAGATATTCCTCTTGCGGCTGAGAAAAAATCACCCTTCTTAAAATCGTCAAATATCTTTTTAATCGGCTTAAAATACTTTTCTAGGTTCTTAGCTAGCTTTTTAGCCGCATCTCCAATGCCTTTAATGTTACTCTCAGGCATATCAATGCTAGGTATTGCACCTCCACCCACAGCACTGCCATCACCGCTCGAATTGCCACTATCAGGCTTTGATAATACATTCAAGTTATCCACAGATAATAAGGTCTTAGCGAGCTTTTTGGCTTCCTTGCCTGCCTTGCCTACATTCTTTCCTATATTGCCAGATGAGTCGGCAGCATCTCCCATTGATCCAGCCATTTTATCTGCTGACTTCGCTGTGGCTGCAATACCGCCACCAGATGACTTACTGCCGGTTATAAATTCTGTGAACAGTTTAAAAACCTGTGCCGCCATTACGAGCTTGGACATCAGGACATTCAACAGTTTTATAACAGGGGTTAGAAGATTGATTAGCCCCTGCCCTATACTCGCCTTAAAACTGTCAAACTGCAGCTTTAATACTCTAACCTGGTTAGCCCAACCGCCTGAGGTTCTTATGAAATCACCACTTGCAGCGCTCAGCCTGTCCATTACAAATTTATATCTTAAGGCTACCTTTTCACTCTCGCCCATATCTTTGGTGGTCTTATTAAATCCGTTGGCAAGGGCAAAAGAGTCTAAAGCTGTCTGGCTCATGACAACTCCTAAATCTTTCAATGACTCTGTTTCACCTGTAAACACAGATTTTAATTTAGTATAGGCTTCATCTTGCGAAATGTTGTAAAACGAAGCCACATCGCCTGCCAGTCCTGTCAATGAAGTACTAAGATTGTAGACTGATTTTTCCGTAAACCCGAAGGCTTTAGCCATAGCTCCATATGTACCGGTAAATTGCTTGGCCATAGTTTCAGACAGTCCGAAATTTTTAGCTGCCGAATTTGCAAACTCATTGACCTTATTGCTCATCGTGGTAAATGTTACATCAACCACGTTTTGTACTTCTTCCAAGTCAGAGCCTAATTCTATACATTTCTTGCTAAAACTAACCAGTCCTTTAATTGCAAAAGCACTTGCAAGAACCGTTCCTGCTTTTTTAGCAAGATCAGTTATACCACGCAACTGTTTAGTAAAATTATCTTGGTTTATTCCTAAATCAAGATGTATCTCTCCTACTGCTCCACCCATTTACCACCTCATTCCGCCAAAGAAAGAAAGGCTTTCTGTATCATTTCAAGCTCAGCATTCATCTGTGCTTCGCTCATTCGTTCAGCCCTCCTTTCTCTCCAATTACTTCTTATCCTGTGTTGCTCTAGAGTAAACTGTTTAAGCATTTCCTTATCATCTTCCGCTCTGATTGCAACAACCCTGCCAAGCGGTGTTTCGGGCCCTATACCAATAAGTAAATCCTTAAATTCATCCCATTTCATATCCTTTAAGTCTTTTGAAAGCCTTATGCCATACTGTGCCGTAAATGATGCCGAAATAAGCGAGAAATCATCTACAAGGTCATAGTACGGATCTGCTACTCCCCCTGTGCATCATCACCGCCCTGCACTAACTCCATAGCAGACTTTATTATGATGCTTAGGTCAGTCATTGAAATTTTCATAGCCGCCAGTTTCTCCCTAGCTTCTACGCTGAAAAGCTTTTCATAGGCTTTTACTACTGCTTTTGCCTCGTCATCGCCTTCAAATGCTCCGATAATCTCAATAACAGTTGCTGCATCTGTATTTACTTCAAACTCTTCACCCTTGATAACAAGCTTAGGGTTCTCTTCGAATTTTAATTTGTCTGTAATATCAATTATTTTTGCCATTTTCTCTCTCCTCATTCAAAAAAATGGCGCGACTGACTAATTTCAATCGCGCTATGTGTCTTTTATATTATTTTTATGGTCCAACAGTTCCACCCGTGCTTGGTGTTACCTTCGGCTTTCCGTTGCTTAATACATCGAATTCAAGCGGCGCAACGTTTGTGCTGTCTCCAGCTCCGTTATTCTTCACATCAAATATAGCATCTTCAAATGCTACTACTGTTCCATCCGCAAAAGTCCATTCAAAATATCCTTCTGCATCTCTGCCCATTGCAAATGATTTGCCGGCGCAATAATCATTACCCGGATCCCCCATGCTCCTCTTACCGGAGAGAGTTATTGATATTGACTTAGCCGTGAGCAACCTTCTT